GAAAAACTATATGATTTAAATCATAAAATGCCTATACAAGTATAGGAATGAATCTTTATAGATTCTATGAGTATTCTTAATACTCCTTTATATAGTGTTCTATTGAACACCCGCTGAGATACAGCGGTGACAGAAAAGTGCTTAGATAACATCATTTTTATCTTAAGCGATTTAAGCGTTTTTCAGTATCAGTAGAATAAAAATTAGATTAAAAATTATTATAAAAATTGGAATCTATTAAATTATCAAATTCTGTTGCTGTAATTTCAACATAGCAATCTTCGCAAATACCAAGCTTTCCATGGCTACACATTTTATTCTTTCTTTCCTCTTTGCATATTTTACATTTTTTTTTCTTTTTTAAATGATCACATATTTGTGATCCGTTTTCTCTATTTTTTTGAAAAAATGTAGATACTCAAATTTATCCATTTTTTTATAAGGAGGATTAGTTAATAAAAAATTCATTTTTTTTGAATAATTTACTTCCAATTTTTCATAATCGCAGACATTGCTTCTTGTGTAGCCAGAGGTTGTTGAAGAGCTTGCGACATTACTCTGGTGAGGCATTTTTATGATTTTAATTAAACAATATTCATTCAAAAAAAAATGTATGTTAATTTATAATGGCTAAACTTGCAAATGTTTCAAGAGTAGCATCAAAGGTGAGAAAGAATGTTTCTAGTTCTCTTTCAATTAAAAATTTTGATATTAAGTGGATTTTAATTGCCATACTTGTTGGAATTGTTATTTTCATTGTAGTAAAATTCATTAAGAATTCCACTAGATCTTTTGAAAGATTTCAGGACACTTGTCCACCCCCATCTGTTACCAAAGACCAATATTATGGAAAACTTGCTGATTATGTTTCCTATAAGCTTTGGAATGTAAAAAGGAACTTAAATAACGGTGAAGCTGAAGAACAAGGTAATGCAGTGGCAAATCTATTAGGATTACCATACAGTTCAATTAAACAAGATTTGAATAATGTAGTCAATAATATATTAATTAAGGATTTGGATGTTTATGTTCCTAGTATCAGTGGCGGAGGAGGAAAGGGAGGAGGAGGAAAGGGAGTAGGAAAAGGGGGAGAAAATACTATACAAGATGTAATTTATATTGTCAAGAATACTGTCACATTTAATGGTGATAGAACAAATTTGGAAAATTCATCTACATATATACAAGAAGCAAATCAATTAATCAATGTCGTTTGGAATAAGTATTTGCAAAAGGAAGCTGAACTTTGTGCAGCAATGAATACACCTCCTGCACCAGCACCCGCTCCTTATTATGAACCAGCATCTGAATCTTCTGATGAATGCCCAACAATGGATGAAGAATCTTGCAGACCTTTTATCAGCCCCTTAAAATCAAAACTTACAGAAGCAAACAATCAAATCGCAAATGAGTCAAATTGCGCTTCTTATGTAACAGCTAGTTCCTGCAATCAATTTATTTCACCAATTGAATCACAATTAGCCGCAGCTAATGCAGAAAGAGCAAGTGATGCAACTTGCATACCATATATAAACGAAGCAAGTTGTAGAAACTATATTGATCCTATTAAAAATGATCTAGAAGCAAGATTGAGAGTTTCGTTATCAAAAGAAGCTAATGCAACTACTTGTGCTCCTTTTATAACTATAGCACCACCTCCACCTCCAAAGAAATCACCACCTCCACCTCCAAAGAAATCATCACCTCCACCTCCAAAGAGATCATCACCTCCAAGAAAAAGGTAAGATAAGATTTATTAGATGATTACATTTTTATGTTTATATCTAAATATAAAAATCCAAATAATATTATAATGGCGTCATTAGAAGAGGCGTATGAGAAAATTGTAAGTGATAAAGATAAACAAACTATGGAAAGAACATTCAATTCGATTCTAAAAGAGAGAGAGAGGGCAATTGAACCTTTTACACAAAAACAAAATGACTTGAATGGTGTAGTTGGATTGGTTGGAAATAAGATTGAATTTCCAATCCAAAAATCAAAGTTATAATTTTATCTTCTATTCGGAGTCACTTGAAAAATCCATATCTTCTTGAGTATCTTCTTGCTCACTATAGTCAAATACCAAGTCTTCTTTTTCTAATAAATTAGCTAGATATTTTACGTTTTGATAAAATATTTTGTCATTATTATTTTTATAGTTAATAATAGACCAAGTGATATCTTGTTCTTTGTTGAACTCTATCTCAATTCTTTGTTCATATAATTGAAGATGAACTGCATTATTAAGAAGAGAAGCTATTTCTTTTAAAATAATTTTAGGCAATCCTTCAATTGTAGATTCATACTTTTGAGAATATTTGGATTGATGATGATAAGACTCTTGTTTTGATCTTATTTCTCCATATTCTTCAAAACAATATTTTTTCTGGAGAGTAGTGAGTCTTTCTCCATCATTGGTATCTTCGTCAATCCATTCATAGAGCTCAGATGCTGTAATTTCACAAATCTTAAGGTTCATTGGGATTTCTTTATATTTATCCCCAGTAAATTTGTATTTACGAATCAATTGGGTTAAATAGTTCATCTCATATTGATTCAATTCTTTTTTTCTCAAAATCGACTTCTTTTCTTTTTCATAATAATCAATTGATTCATTTAATATCTCAACCATTTTACTAATACAAAAATTAGTTTTGTAATCAGCATCTTTGAGAATTTCCTCTTTTTGCTCTTGTGTTAGGTCTACTATTGATTCTTCATTTTGAAGAAAATTTTCAAAAAATATATCGTGTTCTTGATAATTGAAGATGAAATTGTTTGGTATTGATTCATCATAAGTAATTTTTTCCTTTTGAAAAACATAATACTGTTCCAGTTCATTTACAATTATATCAAATATTGATATTTCATAAATAAATGTTGTTTGGCAAACAGGAATAATCTTAAATTTATTACTTCCTATTATTTTAGATAACCAATTTGAAAATATGCATTCTTCTACATTAGAAAAATGTGATTTTAGCTCTTTACTTAAAAAAATTTCTTCATATCTTTCAATGTCACAGATGTAATATGAAAGAAGTTTTTTTTCATCAAGCTCTACTAAAAAGACAATTGATTTCATTTATTATATTAATGAAATTAAATAACTATTAAATCATTTTTTGTTCAAAAAATTGATATAAAATAATACTATATAAAAAAAATGACCGGTGAATTATAACTTAAACCATCAATGGGAAATGTTGTCCCAACTCTAAAAGGATTCAATAGTCCAACTACATGATTATTCGAGCCAAAACCTGGTGACAATACTATGGGATTCTTAAATCCATTTTGTAAGGAATGCCTCTTATCGCAGGAGCTGCAAATATAAACTTAATTATAATTTCGAAACATCATAATATTTTATTTTTTTATTATGTTTAATCAAAAAAATATCTTTTATTGTATTTTCAATTTTATAATTTTTATTTTTATTGATAATATCTGTATATTTTTCTATGTCGATATTATAGGAACGATTTTTGCTATAGTCATTTTTAGCTTTTGATTTAGTATGAGTGAATTTTACTTCAAATGGTGATACTTTTGGTTTGAAATCGAATGTTTCTTTTATTTTTTCTAAAAAGAAATTACATATTTTTTCATTTTGAAGATAAGCCAAATTTACTATAATAATGTTGTCTTGTTTTTTAAGGTAGTCAAAAATCTTATTTATTTTATAATATCTTATTTCAAATATAGTTTTATTATTATCATCTAAATTTATTATTTTGTTAGTCTTCGCATCAACAAATTGTTTTTCTTTGCTTGATTGTTTTGATTTCAAAAATTTTTGGAAATCTTTAAATTTTATTAAATGATAGGGGTTTTCATACATTGAAACAAGCCAATTATTCAAGTCTCTTATTACAAAAACATCCACGATCCCTGGGTATTCATTTTTGATCGATTCATCTGGAATTGCATGTTTCCAATAATATTTTTTATTGTCTACAACTGTTTGTTCAAATGCTCTACCAAAATTAGTTTCAAGTAATTTCCACAAAAAATTTGTACCAGAATTTCTTTCTCCATTTATCTTGAACCTCATAATTTTTATAATAAAATAAAATAAAAATTGATAAAAATAATATCATATTAGCTAAGAATAAAATGATAATCCTTGATAGATACCCAGTAAAAATTTTCGATAAAAAGGATAACTTATATATATATAATTATAGTAGACCATTCAAAGGAGAAACAATAAAAATTATTATCAAAAAGAATAAATTTTTAGCAAGAAGTTTTGAAGATGGTGATGAAGATTATTGGCAATTTATAGTTGGAAAAATAGTAAAATTGAGCAATGATTGGAGCAAATTATGTGAATATTTAAAAAGAGATAAATTTGATTTTTGTAAAAAAATAAAAATATTTTCAAAAAATCGCAAAATTGAATTGAAAGTTATGCTATACAAGATATCAACTTGTTTTATTTTTGATGGTTCTAACTATCATCTTGTCAATTTGGAAAAAATACGTTACAATAAGAAACTATATAAAAAATTTGAGAATCGTTTTTGCTATAGTTGGAACTATGATCATCCAGATAATTTTAAATATGCAGATATACCTATGGCAAATATATGGTTCCAATGGTTCGTGAAAACTTATCAACACTATGTTCTTCCTATAAGAGAAAGAACTAAGAAAGATATTACATTAGGAGGATGCTATATAAAATCATTGGATGGAAAAGAACCTAAAATGGATTATGACTCATATGAACTATTTTGGTAAATTATTTTTTTGTTTTTTTGTATTATAAATTATGGAACTATATTCCAATTTACATCCAAAAACTACAATGAAAGGTACTGGTTTCAAAAATGAGAAGAAAGCATTGGAAACTATTGAAATAATAAAATATAGAAGTCCAAAATATCAATTTGATGTCATAAATACAATGTATAATAGGGCTAGATATCATCCCAATCAAACAATTGAAATGCGTAAGGCTATGAAAATTTTCAAAGATTGGATGAAAAAATATAAGAAAGAAAAAATAAAGTATCCTTACTTACCTTTACATATAATTAAGAAATATGCATTCGAGAGTGATTTTATAAATGAATTGGAAAGATTGGATGGAAAATATTATAAATTACAATATGTTCCTATTGGAAAATATGATTATTTGAGTTATCGAAATAAAATGATTGAAAATTTACTAAAGAAGAATCTTAAATTTTTCAATAAGTCTGGAAATTTAACTAAACTGCATCTAAAACTAATTTCATATGGATATTCTCCTTATCCTAATAAATTGTAAACAAATGGGACATAATACTCATCTTCTTTGCTTTGTTTAATCTCACAACATCCGCAATGATCTTCATTTGCTAAACTAACTACTCTCTGTATAACATTTTCATCATATTTTAGGCTCCATCTACCAAGACGAACGTTGTTTGTGGTTCCAACTAAAATCTTAACAATAGATCTCATTTTATTATATTAGGTTATTTGTTTTTAATTTCAATTTTTATATTATATATAATATAAAATGTCAATGCCCGGTGTGACTTCAACTCCAAACCAAATTACCGTAAATTTAGGAAACGGTATGACTTCTACAACATCATACCAATATAATTCCAATGGAAGCCCAACAAGTATAGTTTTTGATTCTTATCAAAACGGCATTCTAACTAGTGAAAACAAAGAAACTATTACTTACAATAATGGATCTGAGACCGTAAGCTGGACAGATTTTAATAAAACTTTGAATACATCAACAAGTGGAAGCTATACTTCTAATTATTAAATTGTGATTTAATTATAATTTAAGAGTGTATAATTTAGCGGAGTTATTTGGTTGATAGCAAGTTGATCCAGTTAATAGGAATTTACCATTTTGATTCTCAACAATATCCAAATTTCTAACACCTTCATCTGGTAATGAAGGATTTGCTTCCCTAAAGCCATTTGATGTTACTTTACTAATAATTCCATCACCATCTATTTTGATAACATCAAAGTATAATTGTTTATCTTCAAATTTGAGTGGAATAGAAAAATTAATATTTAGCAAATATTCTGTTACTGCAATTCGAATGTTCTCTGGAGCAGCTAAGAGAATTGGTTTAATCTCCGGTAATCCAATAGCTCCAATCAAAATATCAACTAAACCAAGATAAGCAGTTTCACGAATGTCCAGTGTTCCAAAATATAAATCATTGTTATCAGCTGTTGATACCCAAGTATATACATTAAGAAAATTATTATATCCATCACCCGTGTATGAACCATTAATAGTTCCAA